ATTGGTTGATTTTAATAATTTATGTATAATGGATTCCGTGGATGACCCATCTTGGAATCCGAAACTCTAGGAGTAAAAGATGGCTACTACTACCACTTCAATTGACCCGACAATCCAGCCTTTTTTAAGCTATGGGCTTACTGAGGCACAAAAACTGTATCAAGGCGGTGGCCCAAAATATTATGGTGGGCAAACATTTGTTAGCCCTACCACTACCACTCAAACAGGATTACAGGCTTTAGAGGCTCGTGCTCGTTTAGGTAACCCACTATTACAGTCTGCTCAGAATCAACTCCAAAGCACAGTTTCTGGTGGATTCTTGGGTGGCAATCCTTTCTTCCAAGGTGCGTTTCAACCTGCTGCACAAGCTGCTGAAAGTCAGTTTAAACAAACTATGGGTGATATTTCATCTAAGGCTAGTTTGGCAGGGCGTTATGGTTCTGGTGCTATGGGTTCTTTACAAGACAGAGCAACTGGTCAGTTTGGTCAACAATTAGCTAATACGGCTGGACAACTTGCTTATCAGAACTACGCTGATGAGCGTCAGCGTCAGCAACAAGCTATTGGCATGGCCCCTCAGATGGCGGGTGCTGATTACCAAGATATAAACCAGTTGTTACAAGCTGGTCAGATTCGTGAGGGTTACCAAGGTCAGCAATTGCAGGGTGACATGGCTCGATTTAACTTCTTGCAAAACCAACCACAGCAGAACTTACAAAACTATCTGTCACTTGTCTATGGTAATCCATTAGGACGAGTTGTTAATCAACAATCATCTGGCCCATCAAATTTCCAAAATGCACTAGGTTTAGCGGCTGTTGGTGGTGGTTTGTATAAGAATCTTGGTTCACCTGATTTAAGTTTCTTGAATCCTTTTGGTTCAAACTTTTTAAATTCTGGATTTGGTTCTGGATTTGGATATGGTAACCAAGACCTTGGCTCATACATTGGTTAAGGACTAACATGGCTGGACTATTAGACATTTTTGGTACAGGCGGTGCAGACACAATGGGTCTGCTCGGTATGTCACCTGCTGACATTGCTCGTAATCGTGAAGATGCACAAGCACAAGCCCTCTACGCATTAGCTGGCAGACTATTCCAAGGAGGGAATACTGGTCAGTCTATTGCTGAAGGCTTACAACGTGGTCAGCAAGCCTACAAAGGCGGTATGCAAGGTGCTTTGCAAGAGCAGTTACAAAATGCTCAATTGCAGGAGATGATTCGTAAGCGTAAGCTAGAGCAACAAGCATTAGCTGAGCAACAACGTATTCAAGGTGTTATCCAAGGTGCTGTAACCAAGCCTCAAGAGATTTATGGTGAGGACATGATGGGTCAGCGAGTAGGCGAAGGCATGACTGCTGGTGGCTTTGATTTGCAACGAGCAATTCCTCAGTTGATGGGTTCTGCTGAAGGTCGCAAAGCACTAAATGAGTTGGTTGCATCTCAGAAAGCAATGCAACCAGAATACAAAGAAGTTAATGGTGCGCTTTATGAGATTTCTGCTGGTATGCCTCCAAAATTGGTGGCTGGAAATAAGAAGCGTGATACTGTGACTGTTGGTAATGTCGTTCTTGATAAAGACGATATGCGTGTTCTTTATACCGCACCTGATGCACCTGCTGGCTCAATTAAAGAGTTTCAAGATTTTATGAAGTTGCCTAAAGACCAACAGGCAGCATATATTCAGTTACAAGAACAAAAACGCCCAAGCACAACAATCAATATGCCATCGGAAGGTGAGCGTAAATCAGCCGTTCTTGCAAGCAGATTGAATTTCAGCGTTGGACAAATGAATGAGGCTATCGGTGCTGACCCTAAAGCGGCTTTACCAAATACTGCGGCTGAAGTTGCTCGTTTTGTTTCACGAACAGACTTCTTGCCAAACAAGATTAACACAGAACAGCGTCAAATTGTTGAGGCAGCACAAGAGGATATTCTTGATGCGGCTTTGACATTGGGAACTGGTGCAGCATATAGCCGTGAGCAGTTGGCTGGTTACAAAAAATCTTTCTTTCCACAAATGGGTGATAGTGCGGCAACAGTTAAAACAAAGCAAGAGCGTCTTACAAACTTGCTTAAATCTGCTGAGGTTGCATCTGGTCGTGCTGCAAAAGACATTACTGCACCAATACCTAAATTGCCAACTGCCCCTGCTACAAGTGGTGGATTACCAAGTCAAGATGCTATTCAAGCAGAAATTGAAAGACGCAAAAAAGGCGGTGGATAATGGACTTAACTCAATTATCTGATAGTGACCTGTTGGCTTTGCAATCAGGAGACTTAACTAAAGTTTCCGATGCTGGTTTAGCTGTTCTTAATCAAGGTCAGCCTAAGTCTCCAACACTTAGAGAATCATTTGAGCGTGGTGCAGGTTTAACGTATCGTGCTGTAGCACCTACTTTGGCTGGCGCACAGATTGGCTCGTATGGAGGCCCATTAGGTGCGCTTGTTGGTTCAATGGCTGTTCCTGCTGCTGATGCAGTAAATGCACTATTAAATGTAATTGCTTCTCCATTTACTGACAAGCGATTGATGCCAGCATCTCAAGCTATTCAAAACTTGATGACTCGTTCTGGTGTACCTGCTGCACCAGAAACACAAACACCAACTGAGCGAGTTGTTGGTGGTGGATTAGAAGCAATGACAGGAGTGGCTAGAACTATTCCTGCTTTGATTAAAGCATCTACAACTGCAGCATCTCCTGTTACTCGTGGTGTTACAGAGCAACTAGCTGTTGCCCCTAAGACACAAGCGATTGTGACTCCTACGGCTGTTATGTCTGGTCAAACAGTTACAGAAGCTACTGGCAATCCTTTGTATGGCGCAGCTACTACATTGGCTACAGGTACTGCTGGTAGTGTTAAGCGTCCTCAAAAACAAGAGGCTTTATCTACTCAAGCACTAGACAGAATTGCAACAGACAGATATGACCAACTTCAAAGGTCTGGTGTTCAGTTAAAAACTGATGAGTTTGTTAATGCAATGGATGATATTGCCAAGGGCTTGAGGCAAGAAGGCTATACGCCTAAAGCATTTCCAAAAGTTGCTGGTGCTATTGAAGAACTTACTTCTACTGCTCAACCAAAAGATTGGACTGAACTTCAAGCATTACGCAAGATGATTCGTTCTGGTCAAAAAAGTATTGAGCCAGAAGAAAGACGAATGGCATCTATTCTTTTGGATGACTACGATAACTATTTGATGACTGTCCCTAAAGAATCAATTGCTTCTGGTGACATGAAAAACGCAGGTCAGTTGTGGTCTGAGGCTCGTAACGCTTATTCAAAAATGAAGAAGTCTGAAGTCTTTGAGGATATGCTTAACGAAGCTAAACTAGACAAGAGCAAGTTTACTCAGTCTGGTGAAGAAAACTCACTTGCTAAACAATTGCGTCAACTTGCCAAGAATGACAAGAAAATGCGATTGTTTACCAAGGATGAGCAAGATGCTATTGAGCAAGCGGCTAAAGGTGGCAATGTTCAAAATATGTTGAAGTTCTTTGGTCGCTTTGCACCTACTGGTGTTGTGCCAGTTGGACTTAGTGTAGGAACTACCGCATTAGCACCTATGATTGGTATTCCTTTGACTCTTGGTGCGGCTGGCTCTCGTGGATTGGCTACTAATATGCGTAGAGGTAGCGTAGAAGACTTGGCTAACATCATGCGTACTGGTGGTATTCCACAAACAGTTGGTGGGCCATTTAGGGCTGTTACACCAGTAACTACTAGAGGTCTATTGTCTATTGAAGACTTAGACCAAGAACAGCGTAATCTTTTAGGTATCCAATAAGGACTTATATGCCAAAGACAAAAATTAGTGAGTTCAGCAGTACCCCTGCTAATAACACAGACATTGACTCAATTAACATTGCAGAGGGTTGTGCGCCTTCTGGTATTAACGATGCTATCCGTGAGTTAATGTCACAGTTAAAAGATTGGCAAGCAGGTCTATCTGGTGACGTTACAGTTGTGGCTGCTGGTGGTACTGGCGTAGGCACTCTAACAGGTATTGTTAAGGGTAACGGAACGTCAGCAATGACTGCTGTAACTGCGCCTACTGGGGCTATTGTTGGCGACACGGATACTCAGACTCTGACAAACAAGACTCTGACTACACCGACTCTAACAAACCCAACAGTTACCAACTATGTAGAGACTCCATACTCTGCCAATAGTTCAACGGCTATCACAATTGCTTTGACTAATGGAACAGTTCAGATTATTACGTTGACAGGCAATGCAACTATTACTATGCCAACGGCAACAAGTGGTAAGTCTTTCATCATGTTCTTGAAGCAAGATGCTACAGGCTCACGTTCTGTTACTTGGTCAACAGTAAAGTGGGCTGGTGGTACTGCACCAACGATTACCGCTACAGCATCTAGGCAAGATATTTTTAGCTTCTTTGCAGATGGCACAAACTGGTACGGGGCTACTCTTGGCTTGAACTACACACCATAAGGGTTTCTCATGTTTGCAGCATCAAAATCAGGCTCAGCGGCTGACCCAAAAGACCCCCAGTTTAATTATGTGACTATGCTATTGCATGGTGATGGGACTAATGGCGCACAGAACAATACGTTCTTAGACTCATCCACAAACAACTTCACCATCACCCGCAACGGCAATACTACGCAAGGCACGTTTACGCCTTATGGTAGTAATTGGAGTAATTACTTTGATGCGTCTGGAGACTATTTAAGTGTTGCTAGCAATGCGGCTTTTGGTTATGGCACAGGGGACTTTTCACTTGAGTTTTGGGCGTATCCATCTGCATTATCAGATAACAATCGGGTTATCTTTCATACCGATGATAACTTTAACTTAGAGTTAGTAGGCTCAGGAGTTCTTCAATTTTTCTCTGGAAGTGGTAGGTCATCTAGCCCTTACACATACTCAGCTAATGTGTGGAGTCATTTCGCTATTACACGACAAAGCGGTACTGCACGAATGTTTATCAATGGTAAGCTGGTAAACAATTTTGCTTTCACAAGTAGCAAAGGAACTAGCGCACTTCAACTTGGCGCAAATGCTGGAAGTTCACAGTTTTTTGGTGGATACCTTTCTAACATTCGTATTGTAAAAGGTGGAATACCTAGTGCTTATGTAACTTCAAGCACAACAAATGGCACACAAATATTTACCCCTTCAACAGCACCATTTAGTATTTCAGATAGTTTGACTGCTGGTTCTGTTTCCTTATTAACTTCACAAAGCAATCGATTTATTGATAACAGTAGTAACGCTTTTACTGTTACAAAGAATGGTGATGTAAGCGTCCAACGCTTCAGCCCATTTAGCCCTACAACTGCCTACTCAACAAGCGTGATTGGTGGCTCTGGGTATTTTGATGGTAGTGGGGATTATTTGACTGAGTTGACTGCAACTACAGCATTGAATTTGTCTAGCGGTGATTGGTCAATTAGTTTTTGGGTTTACAAAACTGCCACAGCAAACGGAAGTATTGTTAACTTATACAACTCTGCGGGTAACACATCTGGTCTATCAATTTGGATTGGTAGCGGTGGCGTTAAAGTTGACAATGGTGTTTCTGGCGGTGTTCAAGCGGGTACTGTTGTTGTTAACGCTTGGTCTTACATTGAAGTAATTCGTTCTTCGGGAACTACAACTATTTATGTAAATGGCGTATCTGCGGGAACAACCACGCAAACACCAAACGCTTCTCAATATGGCAGTTTTGGTAGTGCCGCTGATGGCACTTTGCCGCATCAGGGCTATGTTACTGACTTGCGTATTGTTAAGGGAACTGCATTAAGTTCTTCTGTACCAACAGCACCCCTGACAGCAATCACAAACACATCATTGCTTCTGAACTACACCAACGCTGGCATCCTAGACAACGCCATGATGAACGACTTAGAAACTGTGGGTAACGCACAGATTTCAACAAGCGTGAAGAAGTATGGTACTGGTTCATTAGCGTTTGATGGGACAGGTGACTACCTTATTCCTAATTCATCAGCTTCAAATTTAGTTTTAGGTTTGGGTTCTGGCGACTTTACTGTTGAGTTTTGGGTGTACTTTAATAGTGGATTGGGTTCTGACATTGTTTTATACGATGGCAGACCTTTATCAACCAATGGTGCTTATCCAACTTTGTATGTAAATTCTTCTTCTCAGTTGTCTTATGTGGTGTCAAGCGCAGACAGAATTACGTCAGCTTCTGCATTTAGCACATCAACTTGGTATCACATTGCATTGGCACGAAGTGGCACAAGCACCAAAATGTTTGTCAATGGTACGCAAGTTGGCTCAACCTACACAGACTCAACTAACTATTTGAGTGCGTCAAGAAGGCCAACAATTGCTATCAATGGTTTTAACGAAACTGCTGCGGCTCTTAACGGCTACATAGATGATTTACGCATCTCTAAGGTCGCTCGATATACAGCTAATTTTACAGCACCAACATCAGCATTTGCAGATAAAGGACCAATAACATGAACATTGCCAAACTTATTGACGGACAACTTGTTGTTGCTGATTACAGAGAGATGTTCAAAGAAACATCATTCCCTGTAGGTGGCCCTAATGATGACTTCTTTACTGAGAACAACTGCTTCAAAGTAAGCGTCTTCAAAGAACACGACAGAGCAACACAAATGCTTGTCGGATGCGGTGCTTATTTAGAGGATGGTGTGGTTTACACAGTAGAAGTGCAGACCAGACCAGTAGTAGAAACAATCACGATTGAATCACTTGGTGACTCTATTGGTGGTGGTGTGTCATGAGCGATATAAGCCATGAGCAAATCTACGAAAGACTGCTTGCAGTTGAATTAAAGGTAGATGAGATAGACAAGAACACAAAAGGTCTTGTAGATGCTATAAACGCCCTTGATGGGGCTTTTAAAGTGCTTGGATGGGTTGCCTCTGCTGCTAAACCTATTCTATGGATAGGCGGGTTAATTATGGCTGCTGGTGCTATCTGGCAAACATGGCTTAAAAAATGATGGATTGGCTAGAAGCTATTGTGGCTCTAGCCTTTTTCTTTTGCTTTGTCATGTTCTGTAGTCATGTCATTCTTTGGGCGATGCCGTGAAATGGGTGGCTGCACTTGTTTTAGTTCTAGCACTTCACTCCACAGGGCAAGACCTTTGTAGTGTGCGTGAGTTTTACTCAATTGCTTGGGGCATACATGACCCTACTGAGCGACACAAGAGAATGGTTGAGTGGCTTACAAAACATCAACAATTATGTAAAAGTACCGACTTTTTGGTAATCTGGAACAATTTAAGTGAGTGGGGTGGAACTGCTGATTCTCATGAGTTGAGGGCATTGGTGATAAGTGGATATAAGAACGCACTTGGTAGAGAAAAATGATAATCCCAAGCAAGTGGTATCCATTAGTCCAAGTAAGGCACGACATTCAGACTGTGGCTTTTGATAAAGCTGTTGAGAAGGTTGAGCAAGAATACAAAGAAGCACTCAAGGCTCACAAAGCTGAATTGGTGATAGCAGAATTAGAACTAGAACTGTATAACAAGAAAGCTAGAGTTAACCAGTTAGAGATGCAGATGTTTCAGACGCACAAACTAGATTTATACGTTTAGGAGTTTCAAATGGAAGATATAAAAGGAAAACTTACTTTTTATGTAACCTTCATGGTTAGCTTTACTTTATGTATTTCAGTATTAGCTTTTGTAATTGCTTTTGTTCTTGGCTTATGGGCTAAAGAAGTTGACAATGCTGAAATCTTTAAACTGATAAGCCCTGCATTTCAAACCATCATTGGTGGGTTTATTGGCTTACTAGCTGGTGTAAAACTATCTCACGATGACGATAAAAAGGAATGTAAACGTGGCTAATTTTCTACCTGCCTTTGAGCAAATGATGAAAGACGAAGGCGGTTATGTCCTTCACGATGTTGAGGGTGATACTGGTGGAATGACCTACGCAGGGATTGCTAGAAACAAGAATCCTCAATGGGATGGTTGGGCATTGATTGACAGAAAAGACTTTGGTGGTGCTACACCATTGGTTCGTGAGTTCTACAAGCGTGAGTTTTGGGACAAGATGCGAGGGGATGAGATAGCCTCACAGGAGATTGCCAGTAGCGTTTTTAACTTTGGGGTTAACGCTGGTATGTCTATGGCTGTAAAGATTGCTCAAATCGTTGTTAATGCCACTCCTGATGGCGGTATGGGTGCTAAGACCATTGAAATGCTAAACCAACAGAATGGTGGAGACTTTCGTAAGTCTTACGCTTTAGCCAAGATTGCTAGGTACGCTGAGATTTGCAATAAGAACAGAACACAATCTAAGTTTTTGTTAGGTTGGGTCAATCGTACATTGTCAGGACTGAAATGAACTTGCTTAATATTTCCTCAATCATTGACTCGGTAGGTAAGGTAGCAGGGGACTTAATCACAACTGACAAAGAGAAAATGCAGTTGGAGATTGAGAACAGGAAGCTAGACCAAGCTATCGACTTAGCGCAGATTAACGTAAACAAGGAAGAAGCCAAGAGTGCTAGCTTGTTTGTATCTGGGTGGAGACCTGCTGTGGGGTGGATAGGCGCAGCAGCCCTTGCTTACCAGTTTCTTTTATATCCGATACTTGGATGGGCTTGGAAGTGGCTACAGGCTATGAACTACGTCCCTGCTGAAATGTCTCCTCCTCCTCTACTAGATGCCGAGCAATTATGGGTTATGTTGTCTGGAATCCTTGGTATTGCTGGTATGCGTACATTTGAGAAGCAAAAGGGTGTTGCATCAAAATGACATAATTGATAAGTATTCTTGCGCCTATGCCAAATATCCCTACACCAGAAGACGCAAAGCTGTTTGCACAAAGTGTCAGAAAGTGGCAACAAGTGCTGAGTTTGGGTGATTGGAGAATCGAAAAGGGTATCAAGCCAGCTAAAGCAGCAATGGCTTCTGTGGAATTTAATACTTCTGCTCGATTGGCTACCTACAGGTTAGGTGACTTTGGTGCTGAGAAGATTACCCCAGAATCTTTAGACCAGACCGCACTCCATGAGTTACTTCATGTTTTTTTACACGATTTAATGACTGTGGCACAAGACCCTAAGTCATCTCAAGATGAGATTGAAATGCAAGAGCATAGGGTCATCAATCTGCTAGAAAAATTACTGTCTAAGGATTCTCATGGTATCAAGTAATAACAT